CCGCCCGGTCCCGGCTGGCGGCGCTGCTGTCGCCGGTCAGTAGTGGGACCGGCGCGTGGTTTCCGGTCGTCCAGGAACCGTACACGGGCGCCTGGCAGAACAACGATCCGCTGACCACCGAGTCCGCGCTGTGTAACCCGAGCGTGTTCGGGACCATTGCGCGGATCAGTGAAGACATCGGCAAGATCGCGCCGCCGCTCCTGCTCGAGCGCGACGCCAACGGATTCTGGTTCGAGACCACCAACTCGGCGTATTCGCCGGTCCTGCGCCGGCCGAACGCCTACCAGAACGCGCCGCAGTTCACGGCGGCGTGGATTCAGTCGAAGCTGATTTACGGCAACACCTACGCGCTGAAAGTCCGCGACGAGCGCAGCGTCGTGTCCGCGCTGCACGTCTTGGATCCGCGGAAGGTGAAAGTCCTGGTGGCGCCGGACGGGAGCGTGTATTACGAGCTGCAGGCGTACGACCTGGCCGGCTTGCCGGCCGACACGCCGCCCGTGGTCGTGCCGGCGCGCGAGATCATTCACGATCGGTACAACTGCCTCTTTCACCCGTTGATGGGCGTCTCGCCGTTGTTCGCGCTGACCGGCGCGATCAATCAGGCGCAGGCCATCCAGACCACCAGCACGACGTTTTTCGCGAAAGGCGGCCGGCCGTCCGGCATCCTGATCGCCCCGACGAAACTGGATCCGCTGTCCGCATCGCGGCTGAAAGAGCAGGCCGCGAATTTCAAAGCGGGGGAGATCCTGATCGCGGAGCTCGGGATGAAGTACGAAACCATCTCGACGAGCGCGGCCGATGCGCAGTTGATCGCCCAGCTCGGGTGGACCGAGGAACAGGTGTGCAAGGTGTTCGGGATGCCGGTCTCGATCCTGAACTCGAGCAAGCAACCGCCGTATGCGAACGCCGAGGCGTCGCAGCTGCAATACAAATCCCAGTGTCTCGAGCCGCTGCTCGTGGCCTTTGCGCAGTGTCTCGGCGATGGGCTGGATCTGCCGCTGTACCTCACCCTCGAATTCGACGACACGCTGTTGATCTGGCTGGACACGATGACGCGCGTCAATGCCGCGAAGGTCGCGATCACGGCCGGGCTGTCGCCCAATGAAGTGCGCGATACGTACTTCGGCCTGGGCCCGGTGGCCGGCGGCGATCAGCCGTACCTGCAGCAACAGAACTGGCCGTTGGCGGATCTGGCCGATCGGCCGGCGCCGACCGTGGCCGCGGCACCCGTGCCAGCCCTCGAGGAGACGCCCGCATGACGCTGACCTTTTCGCGCGTCACGCCGGCCGGCCCGCTCCTCACGCTGGCCGAGGCGAAGGTGCAGCTCCGGATTCCCGCCACCGACACGGCGAGTGACGCCGACATCACCGCGAAGATGGGGGAGGCGCAGGAACTGATCCTCGCCCGCCTGGGCTCGGCGGGGGATGCGACGTGGACGGGCGCGACCGTGCCGCTGGGGGTCCGCTCGATGATCAAACTGATGCTCGATTGCTTGTACGAGCGGCGCGGTGGCGACGAGACCGCCGAACAGATCCGGAAGAACCTCGAGGCGATCGATCAGTTGATGGGCCTCTATCGGGATCCAACCCTGGCATGAACACGGGCGCCTTGCGGCATCACGTCACGCTCGACGTGCCGGACGGCGCGACCGGCGGGTATCTGCCGCTCAGTCCGCCGGACTGGTGGTGTGCGCAGCAGACCGAGGCGATGGGCCAGGCGATCCTGATCGGCCGCTTTCATCCAGGCATCACGACCGCCACGCGCGTCCACTTCCGCGGCAAGACGTATCACGTCGATTCGATCATCAACCGCGAGGAACGCGACGCGGAGCTGGTCTTGAGCGTCCGCGAGGTCTTTGACTGATGGCCAAACGACTCGAGGTGCGGTGGGACGGGCTCGATACGTTCCAGGCGGAACTGGAACTCATGACCGCCAACCTCGTGGACGAGGCGAACGCCATCATGCTCGAGAGCTGCGAAGCGGCGAAGGCTGAGATCGCCGGGCGGTACCCGTTCAAGTCCGGCGGCCTGCGGGCCGGGCTGACGATCGTCCCGGCGCGCGGCACGGTGATCGCCGGCGCGGCGCTGGTGCAACGGGCGCCGCACGGCTGGATCTACGAGCACGGGACCAAGGTCCGCGAGAACAAGTCGAAGCAGAACCGCGGCGCGTCCGGCCCGCACCCGACCTTTGAACCGATCGCGCACGCCTATCGTCGCACCGCCATCTCGGCCGTCATGTTCCGCCTGTACGCGCACGGCGCGGCGTCAGTCACCGGCGACGTGGACGCCGCCTAAGGAGTCAGCATGAGTATCAAGACCGGACGCTACGGCAAAGTGAGCTGGGATCCGCTGGGCGGCACGGCGCTCGTCCCGATCATCTCGATCAACACCTGGAAGGGCAGCTTCAAAACTGACTACGAAGACGTGTCGTGCTTCCAAGACACAAACCGGGTTTTCATACCGGGGTTGATGACGATCGAGGGGAATTTTTCAGGGTTCTGGAACAGCGCCGAGTTGGCCTTGTTCAAAGCGGCGATGTCACCGACACCGGGCACGTTGCAGCTCATGCCGAACACGACCGAGGCGAGTTTCTACTGGCAAGGGCCAGCCTACATGAGCGCGGACATCGATTGTTCGCTCGACGCGCCGAAGGTCACGGGCGACTTCAAAGCGGCCGGCCCGTGGACGGTACCGGGCATGGTCGCGGCGACCGGCGCCGGACCAGGCACCGGCACCGGCACATTTACGCCAGCGGGCGCCACGCCGCCGCTCAACTTTGCGGATCTCTCCGACGCGAGCCCGATCACGGCCAGCCCGGCGACGAACTGGACGGCCGGGCAGTTCATCCAGCTCGCGGACGGCACGCGGGCGCACTGGAACGGGACCATCTGGGTCGCCGGCGTGCATCCGTAGGGCGATGTTCGAGGGGACAGTCACCCTGCGCGGCCAGGAGGCGACGGTGGTCTGGGGCTACCACACCGCTGCCGTCTGTACCTCCTGGACCGCCGCCCGCACGCCGCAGGGGCAGTGGACGCTCCAGGCGACTCTGAAGCGTGCGGATCCCTTCCAACTGCGCCAGCGCCCGCTGAAGTTCACGGCGCCGCGGGTCGGCGGGTATTTCTCCTGGCCGGTCCTGAGCGCGACGCTCGGGGTCGGCACACTCGCGGCCGTGCTCGGGCCGCCGGAGTCCTGATGTCTCGATTCGTCACGCCGGCTGAAGTCCGGTTGCCAATCAGCGACGGCGACTATCTGATCGTCAAGAACCGCCTCAATGCCGGCGAGACGCTGGACATGTACGCGCGGATGCGGGGCATGGACGAGAAGGTGGACCCGCTGAAGTTTGGCCACGCGGTCATCGGGGCGTATCTGCTGGACTGGTCGATCACGGATGACGCCGGCCACGTCGTGTCGATCCGCAACCAACCACCGGACGTCGTGGCCGGCGCGCTGACCAACCTCGAGTATCCGGACTATCAGGAAATCCTGGCGGCCATCCAGGCGCATGAGCAGACCATCGCCGCGGCGCGGCAGGAAAAAAAAGTGACTACTGGCGACGCGCGACCCGAGCCCAGCTCGCGGTGGCCCGCCGCTGTCACTGGCGCTTCGAGTGGGTGAGTGAACTGGACCCTGACGTGTACGAGCTGCTGATCGAACAACTGCAGGCCGAAGACGAGGCCGCCAGCTAATGGCGATCGACGCCAAATTTACCGCGGACTTTTCGCAGTTCGAGACCGCCGTCAAGGCGGCGTCCGGGACGCTCAAAAAGCTCGAGGGCGATGCCGCGACCGCCACGACCGCAGTCGCGAAGTTGTCCGACGACGCGGCCGGCCGGTTCACGGTCACGACCAAGCAGATGCAGGACGCCGGCATCGCGACGCAGAACTGGACGAAGGACTTCAGCCGGTTCGATAGTGTGCTGTCGGCGGTCGGGATCAACATCGGCACGACGGGGAAGGCCATCGGCGAACTCGGCGCCGCGGTCGGGCAGACGGCGACGTCGATGGGCCTGCTCGGCACCGCCGGCCTCGCCGCCGGCGCGGCCCTCGCGGGCTGGAACATCGGCCGGTGGATCGCGGACCTGTTCGACCTCGATGCCAAGATCGCGAATCTCAACGGATCACTCGACCGGCTGAAGGCCCAGGAGAAGGGCGCCGGGCTCGACGTGTTGGCGAACGCCTCGCGGATTGCCAAGCGCGACATCACCAACATGGACGAGGCGTTGCGCATCGTCAATAAGGATCTCGAGGACCATAACCTGGTCCTGAATGCGTCGAAGAATCCCGCGGGCGAAGC